ATGTAAAACATGTAATGTTTTCTAGCATCAAAGTTTAGTTTTTTTAAATACTGTTTGCTTGATATAGGATTTTTTAATGAAATACTTCTTGTATCTGGGTCTCTTAAAACGTGACCTAGCAAATACAAATCTGTTGCATGACTTCTAAATAAAGTATAAGGGCCGTATTGTACTGTTTGTTTTATATATTCTTTAGCATATTCATATTGCTTATCGTCATTTAGCATCATATATGTACTTAACGATGTCAAGTAAAATAGATTTGCAACATCTTTACCTGTAAGAGCATTAAAATTTCGGCTTGTTCTGTATAGTCTTGCTTCTGATATTTCTTTATCTATTAATTTAAATTCCATTTTACTTACCTGGCATTCCTGTACCAAAGTTTAATCTACTAAACTCTAATCTATCTACTAGTTTTAAGGCATTACCCATTCTGTCTACAGCAACAAATCCTTCTTCACCTGTTACTTCATATCCGTTTTCTGTTTCTTTAAATGTAGGTAACTGTCTAATTGTTTCTAATTTTTTTACTATTAAAACTTTTGAATGTATAATTTTTAAATATAAATCATATACTGCTACAATACCAGGTACATGTTCTTTGATAAATTTCACACCTTGTACCATTTTAGCAGTTTTAGCATCTATACTTTTTTGCGTTTTAACTTTACTGATTTCTTTTGTCATAAAATCTATATACTTTTGTACAAAACCTTGTGCAAATTTTGTAGGCTCATCAAATGATCCTTGACGTACTTGATTGTTTGCATGTGCTTTTAATTGTTGTAAGAAATCTTTGCCTATTAAGTCGTTGCCTTTTTCTAGCCAAGCAAATGTATCAGAATCAATGCTCTTAAGATATGACGAAGCATCCTGTATTGCTTGCATTGTAGCAGAGCTTTCTTGTGCTGTCATTGTAACAGTGCCGCTTAGATCTTTAATTATCGCATCTCTGTGCCAGACACCATTGGTTTGACCTAAAACACTACTGTCAAAGCCAAATTTTGCAGTTGTATCAGCTAGTGTTGGGCCGCCCACATATTCTGTGTGCCAAACTATGCCGAAACCTGCGGATAGTATCTGTTTGCCTAAATCACTGTCTTTTGGAACAGCATAAGTAATGGTGTTTGGCTTGAAGACAACATGTTCCTTACCGTCTATAGTAACTTCTCTGAGGTCTTCTTTTCCAGCAAACAACATGTCGCCTTGTGCTACAGTGTCCCAATTAAGACCTCGAAGATATTTTAGTGCTAGCTTTAGTTTGTTGCGCAAACCGCTAGAATCTTTATCTCCTTGATCAGCATGATTGATTTCGATATCTTTGTCAGTAAAATTTAATTTAGGCTTTTGTGCAAATACACCTTTAGTTCCTACAAAAAATTTACCTGTAGCAGGATCTTTGCCGGCAACAATAGCAGGAGCGCCATCCCATTTAGTGGTCATACTGATTGGCGCTTTGGAATTTCCTTCCAGCATATCATGAAGACTGTAAAGATACTCCACAGCTTCTTTAGCACCAGCATAGCCTTTATTAAAAATATTATCTTCTAGATGTTCTAGATGTGTATTTTTACCGTCTTTACTTTCTGTGATCACAGACTCGGACAGTATATTAACTACCTTTGGTTTGGATATCTCTACAAATTTCATTACAAACCCGCAAGAAGCTTCATTTCATAGATTTTAATTTCTTGTGTAGGTATTAACATAACGTGAGTAGTAACACTTTCAGATACTAGTACCTCAAATCCTACATCTTCCCAAGTAAAGCCTGCAGCTTCTAACACTTTGCACAAGTGCTGATATGATTCTGCTCTCATACTTCTAGCAAGTTTTGTAAAATGTGCATATGCTTGAGGATCACTTTTTGCTAATCCGCCCTTTTTCATAACAGGAGCCGCAGCTTGTATAAAAGTATCTGCGTCATAACCTTTAGTTTTGAGGTCACTTAGTTTGTTAACCAAGTTTTTTGCAGAATCTAGGTCACCACCCAATGTTTTCTTTTGCAACATCTTTAATTCCGATGCTGTAGGTCCAGGAACTTCTTTAGGGCCTTTTTGTGCAGCCGCAGCAGGTTCTGCTGTTGGCTCTGCTGTTGGCTCTGCGCCTGGTTGTGCAGTGGCTCCTTTTCCTAGTGCAGCCATAGCTCTACCAATTCCTGCTCCTGCTGTTGCTCCAGCTTTTTTTAGTGCTCCGGCATTTGGGTCCATTCGTGTTTTTGTTGCTAATGGGCCTCCTATTGCATCTGCCGCCGCTTTCTTAACTTTGTCAATACCTTGTCTAATCTTGCCGCCCAAGCTGTCATCAGGTGCATTGATAACGCCTCCTTTACCAGGAGTACCTGTACCAGCTGCACGGTCCATGTCTTTTGCAATAGCACTGTTAGGATTTTCTGCGCTTGTGTTAGCATCAACAACGCCTTTAGCATCTGACTTGGACCATTGCCCATTTTTTCCTCTAACAAAATGTTGACCCGAAGGATGTTTAACGATTGCACCTGGTGTTTGACTAGGATCACCTTGTGGTGCAGCAGCTTGTGTCCCGCCTGCTTGACCGCCTGCTTGACCGCCTGCTTGACCGCCTGCTTGTGGTGCATCTGCTTGGCCGCCTGCTTGACCGCCTGCTTTTTTAGCAGCAATTTCAGCTTTCTTTGCTTGTACAGCTGCTGATCCTCCTGCTAATGAATCTTGTGGTTGAGAATTACCCGTAGCTTTAGCCGGGCCTTTGCCTCGCAAAGCGGGGTCAGTCTGGATATTGGCTTTTTTACCAGCCTGTGTTTGCTTTACGGGAGCAGATGATTGTGTGCCGCCTGCTTGTGGTGCATCTGCTTTTGGTGCACCAGTTTGAATAGATTTTAGATCTACTGCAAATTCTGCGCCATTTGCATAGAGCTGTATGTGTGGATCAGCCTGAGCATCTTTAGTTGTTAATATTTGATTCACAAATGCTCGTTTTGGCTCACCCTTTGCATTAACGTAAGTAAC